GGCTCGCGGACAACCGACCGGGGGTTCCTCCCTACACGATGCAGTACCGGCAGTTCCCGCCCGCCGCCGTGAGACGGTAGTACGCCCAGTCCACCGGAGTCTGGTTGATGGTCGAGGCCGCGACGGTGTAGTCGCCGATCGTGGTATTCGCGACGGCCCCCGCTGTGTCCACGCGCGAGACGGTCACGGTGCAGCCAGCGCCCGCGATTACGGTGAGCGTCGCCCCGCCGCGGGCGTCCAGCACGATCGAAGCACCCGACAGCAGCGTCTGGGGCAGCACGCCGAACACCTTGTCGATCGGGTCGGTCTCAGGAGGGAAGAGTGGCATGTGCGTATCCTAGGTTAGAGTGCGCCGTATTGAGTGAGTAGCCAGGCCGATCCATCAAACTCCACCTCGCACCATGTTCCAGGTGCCAGCGCCTTGAGCGGCCCCGTGCCGACGTTCAGGTTGAACGCTCCCGTTGCCGCTGCCGTGCGGACGATGCGGAACTTCGCCCCGAGATAGGCGTTCGTGGTCGGCAGGGCCACCGCCCGATCCGCCGTGATCGCCGTCGCCCACCGCTGGGTCGAGGCGTCCACGCTCGGGACTAGGGTGGCTGCGTTATTCCCGCGGTCAGCCCCGACCGACTTCTTCTCGATGACCGTCACGATCGCGGAACTGCTGAGATGGTACGGGGCCGTCCCTGCGATAGCGAAATTGTTCGGGCCGAAGTCGATGACGGACGTGCTATCACTGTCGATCCGCGAGCCGTGGACGTTCAGGTACGTGGCCGTCTTCGTGTCATGCTCCAGGGTGTTGTACGCGATCTGGGCGGTGTTGTACCCCGCCCGCACCGCCACCGCCTGCGGGATGGTGACCACAGAGGACCACGGGTCGATGACAGTATTGCCGATAACCTCGGCGCCCTTGTTGTCGTGGTACAGGGTGACGCCCGCGAAGCCAGGCTCGATAATCAGGTTGCCTTGGACGACGAGCCCCAGTGTATCGTAGGCCACAATGCCGCCGCTGAGATTGCTGGACTGGTCTCCGTGGCCCCGAATGATATTGCCGATGATGCCGCCCGTGGCATACTCGGTGGCCGTGCCCACACCGGCGGTGTCCACACCAGCCATGATGATGCCGTGGCTCTTGGACCCATCCGAGACCAGCGAGTCAATCTTGTTGCGGCTGACCGAGCAGTCCAAGGAGGCGAAGGTGTCGACGCCTGCCAGGTTGCGGGCATTCACCAAGGCGATACCGACCTTGCAGCCCTTGATGACATTGTTGTCGATGCTGAGCTTCTTGCCACCGTGGGTGTCGATGCCTTCCCAGAAGGGGACGTTCTCCACAAGGTTATGCGCGCACTCGATGTCCTCGCTCCGCGGTTCCGTCACGAGGCTATCGCTGTTGAATCGGGTCATGGCGATGCCGTAGGTGTCGACGCCACTCCCCACAGTGTCCACATGGTTGTGGACGATCTTGCCCTTCTTGGACGACGACGAGGTGATCCCCAGGACCGCGATATTCTGGGCCTTGCAGTTGTCGACCGCGAAGTCGCTGACATATTTCAGGCTGATGCCAGCACGCCCCCAACTGGACACCTTGCAGTCCCGCAGCACCACGTCCTCGAGGTAGTGCGACGAGTCCGCCCCGAAGAAGTAGATGCCGTCCTCGGTCGAGCGGGCGATCGCGTACTGGGGGCCGCGCACATCGGCCCCGAACAGGTGAATCCCGCCGCTGGTCAGGTACATCCCGCGCTGGTTCGTGGTCACCTGATGGATCACCGACCCGTGCATGTACAGGGTGCAGGGGTGGGTACGTGTCAGAGCCAGAGAGATCCGGTAGGCCACGTCGCAAGGGTCGAGCACGCCGATCCCGCCGACCGGAATCGCATCCAGCCACGCCTGCATCCTCGTGGTCGCGTCCGCGATGTCGTCGCCATAGGCTGTGCCCGTGAAGTCGCGGGAGTGCAGCGTATCGCCGAACCGGACCTGCAGGGTGCGAGCAACGGTGGTGCCATCGGTCAGGACCGGATCGAAGGTGCCCGCCACGACGCCCGCAACCGCCGTCGCCACCGCATCGTCGAGTTGCGTCTGGGTGACGAGCTGCTGAGTCAACATCGTCACCTTGTCCAGCGCATCCTCGACCGTCTCGGCGAAATACGGTCCCTGATTCTGCAGGTCGGTCTCCTGGGTGAACGGCAACCGCCGTTCCACCGTCATGGTCTCGCCAGTGGCCGGTGCCGTGACCATCGTGACCGTGCCGCCGCTGGGGTCACCCGCGCCAGTCACCGAATAGTGCGTGACCAGCGCGAGCACGGTGTCGATCCCGAGCGCGTCGGTCAGCGTGACGATCAGGTCGGTGTCGTCCAGAAACGGAAACGTGATCGGGAAGTCCGTTGCCGAACTGTTGCCCGAGAACGTCGACTCATGGATCGTGCTGGTCACGGTCATACGTTCCCCCTAGTGCGGCTTGGTAGGCCCGCCCGAGATGAGGGCGAACGGGTTCTGAGTCTTGCCGGAGAATAGTAGATACGCGCCCTGGGCGGACCGTTGGGCCTGCAGTGCCGGGTAGTGGAACAGCAGCCCGCCCTCCATGTTCAGCGCCTTCCAGAACGCGGCGTCGGCTTTCTTTTGGCCGATCTGCGCGGCGAGGTCCGCCGTCGCCCCGATAATCCGCATCCCGGCCGGCCCCTTGTACTCGCCGGTCATAATCGGCTGCACGAGTTCGCGCACGTAAATCAACTGATCCAGCAGCGCGGCGGCGGTCTCCTTCGCCAGTTCCTTCTCATCCGGCGCCTGCCCCTTCAGTGCCGCCTTCAGGGCACCGATCAGCACGATCGGGACGACGTTCAGCATCAGGGCGTCGACCATGAACGCGCCGGCGGACTTGGGGCTCGTGAAGTCCGTCCGGTGCAACAGTTCCCGGTTCTGGTTGAACCGCGCCGCGCCGTAGGTGTAGAACGTCGTCCACAACTTCTGGCCCTGCCCGCCGCGCTCGACCCGCGCCTGGTCGACCAGCAGACCACCGCCCTTGGAGTCGCGCACCGCTTGGTCCGCCAGCAGCGAGGCATGGTGCTCCATCGCCTCGGGGCTGGAGAAGTCGTCCGGCTTCAGCGTGTCGACGGCTTTCTGGTACGCGCCCAGCCAGATCGGGATATCGGTCATCAGGACGACTTTCCCGATCAGCGAGTAGTAGCTGGCCTTCGCGTCCGAGAATACCCCCGGCGCCTGTATCCGGATCAGCGCCTCGCGCAGATCCCGCTGGATGTTCCCGGCCCGCTCGTTCATAAACTCGGACTTGTCCCGAATCCATGCCAAGGTATGCTCCTGACCAGCCGGACCGCTCCGGAGCCACTGGTTCATGCCCTGGGCCACCCGGTCCGCACCGATACGGACGATGCCATTCGCGAGTCCGCTGACGTGGATCAGGCCGGTCACCACGTTCCAGCCGAGCATGGCCGACACACTGCCCTGCCGGAGCCAGCTCGTCAGCCGGTCGCCCGGCGTGATCGGGATGGTCGACCCCGTGGCGATGTCGCCGAGCATCAACTGCATCTCGCGGTACACCTTGGGGCCGGCGTTCGCCAGGATCGCGGACCGGAACTCCTCGTGGCGGAGCAGGCGGTTGGCGTCAATCAGCATCTCGTGGTGCGTCAGGTCATGGATCACCTGCATTTGGTGCCGGTAGATGATGGCCGGGTCCAGCCGGAGCGGGATACCGGCGCTCTCCACCCGGTTGATGGTATGCCCGCGGGCGGTGGTGCTGTTGCCGTAGCCGGTCCGCTTCATTACGTCCGCCATCTCCGCCATCTCGTGCCCGTAGGCGATTGGGGACCGCTCGCTGTCGTACACGATCGGGAAGTAGCCGCCGGCGTAGTCACCGAATCGGGTATGCACCACCTGGGGCTCAACCTTCTCCGGGGCGAGGCCGGTGACCCGCTCCTGCTTCGCCTTGATCTCCTCCCAGTAGGAGCCGATCTGGTCCCAGATCGCTTGCACATACTCCATGTCCCGCTTCGCCAGCGAGTTGATGACCGCCTGCACGCCGGACTCGGTGAGCCGGAGCGTCGAGCCGTCGATCAGCTTCTTCAGGTTGTCGGCCGTACCCGCATTGAGGGCGATCAGGAGACGGTCCCAGTGGGACAGCATCCCGGCCTCTTCGGCACCCGGTACGACGGCCCGCTCGAACCGCGCCATTGTCGTGTTCTCAGCGGCTGTGTAGTACCGCTTGAAAATGGCGTCCGTCTTCGCACCCTCGCGCTGCATCCGGGTCGCTTCGTGGTTCTGGGCCTCTTCGATCGGCGCCAGGAAGTTGCGGAACACGGCTCCGTTGTCCTGGTTGCCATCCAGATTCCGGACGATGATGCCGAGCTTCGTGTGCCAGGCTATGAACGCATCGAAGTTCGCCGCCAGCCGCTCCTTGCCCGTCAGTGCCCCTAGCGGTGCGGTCTTCGGATGCTTGGTGAACCCCATGATACTCGTCGCCATGTCCGTCACGGCCGCCTGTATCTCGCGACCCTTCTGCTCGGCGATCAGGAGGTTCTTCGTCCTGGCGAGGTGGACGATCTGCCGCACGGCGTCCCGCAAGTCGAACAACTGGTCCGGCGTCAGGTTCTTCCAGTTCGTTCGATACGCCTCGGCCTGCAGGTCGGCGCTGATTTGCGGCTGGCGACCGAGTGCCTTCTGTTCGTCAATCCACTCCGCCAGCGACGTGTTCCGGTCGACCGTCTTCAGGGACCGCCGCGCGAAGTCGAACCGCTCCAGCAGTTTGTCTCGCTGTTCCAGATAACTGCCGCCGGCCTTGGTGAGCATCGCGGTCACCCGGTCGGTGCCCATGTCGTTCAGGTACTCGGCCGACTTGGCGGACTTCTCCTGCAGGTCCGTGGCAATCTTGTAGGCCAGGTGGTTCAGGAGCTGCTTGCGCTTGAATTCCGCCGCCGCCGCGAAGTCACCCTTCGCCAGCGCATCCTCGGTCAGCTTGGCGTTCCGTGCCTCGGCACTCTGGTAGCTGGACGGCGACAGGTCGCGGACCGACTTCCGGCCCACGATCGCTCGCGCCTGCTCCCGCACGGCGTCGATATTCGGCGGCAACCGCTGGCCCCGGCGCTTGCCCAGCATCTTGAGTTCCGTCAGCAGGACGTTCGTCTGCTCGCCGCGGTGCACCTCGGCCTGGGCCGCCTGTGCCAGCCGGGCGCTGTCCCCGAGCAGGGTGGGGTGGTTCGCCCGCATCTGCGCCTGGGTCTGCCGTTCGATCTCTCCGGTCGGGCCGTCCAGCGGCTTCCCCTTCTTCTCGAGCAGCGCCTGCACGAGTTCGTCGCCGGACTCGAACCCGAAGTGCGGCGCCAGTTCGTCCGGATCCACCCCGCCCTCGGCCACCCAGACACGCTTCCCCTCGCCCTTGGCGCCACCGGGCAGTTCGGTCAGGATCGTCTCCCCGTACCGATGGGCCAGGATGCCGCGGTCCAACTTGACCGGCTCCGTCTCCAAGAAGGCCAGTTTCTGCTCCTCGGAGGCCCCTTCCAGCAACGCGCCAGTCTGGAGGTAGTTGAGCGCCTGATAGGCGGGATCGGCCTCCAGCACCGATGCCACCGCGGCCCTGGTACGTTCCGTCTCAGCCTGCCAGAACGCGGTCGACTCCCGACGCTCCTCCTTGAGTAGGTCGGCCACGAGGCCCGTCTGGGCGGCTTCCGTGGCCCGATCGGTGCTCCGGCGGTAGGCGGCATATTCTGCCGCTGTCGCCCCGAGATCAGCCTGCTTCAGGGGCTCGTACCGCTGGGCCTGCTGGGCCGCCGTGATCTCGTCCTCGCTCGCCAGGAGCCGGTCCATCGTGGACCGGACTTCGGGCGTCAGGGTCACGTTCAGGTTCCGCAGTTCCCGGTAGATCGCCACCAGCCAGGTCCGGAACCGGGCGAACGCCGTCCGGAGCGGCGCGCTGGGTGCCTTGCCTTCCAGCAGATAGGCTTCGATGCCGCGGGCGAACTGCTCGTGCTGCGCCTCGGTGAACGGCGTCCCGTCGTTGCCCACCCAATCACGGATGACCTGCATGTCCTCGGCGACGGCTGGCTGGTCCGCGAGGTCGGACATGACCTCCAGAAACAGGTGGCCGGTCTCGTGCAGGAACGTGCTGCGGTCCGCCGTGGGCAAGAGGGAGATGTTGAATTCCCGAATCGGGCCGGCGCCGGAGAACTGGATGGCGCCCTTCGCCGTAGACGGCTGGCCTCTTTCCCAGAGAACATTGCCGTTCTTATCTACGATTTTGGCGATTGCCGACTTATCCATCTGGCCGCCATCAAGCGTAGAGACCGTCTTGCCAGCAGAACTCTGCATCCCAGAATGGGCGAGTTCTACTTCCGTCCCGTTTGCCGTTACCGCCTTAGTACCACGCTCTGCTGTGCCAACGACAGTCTCCAGTGTTTTCTCGCCTTGCTTCAGCCCGGCCTCACCGAGTCGCGCCCGCATCTGTGCGGTGAATTCCTCCAGTGTCGGCCCGCCCGGTCCCGGTACATCCGGCAACTCGACTGGCGTCTGGATCGGGGGCAAGCCGTCCTTCTCCCGTTGGACGTTCGTCTCCGCGTCGAGCAGGCGCTGACGAGCAACCGCCAGTTCGGCCGGGTCCGGCTTCGTGGTGCGCCGTCCCTCGCGGGCGTCGATCTTGTCGAGGCTCGCCCATGCTTGGAACAATTCGCGCTCGGCTGGTGTGCCATCGGCGTCACCCTTCGGCTCTGAGCCCAGCAGTTCGGCGTTCGACTTCAGCGTGATCGGTTCACGCAACTTGCCGTTGTCATCGTACTGAAGATTGTCCAATTCCTCGGCTAGCATTGCCTTATCAGACTTAAACCCAGTTCCGCGTGCATCATCAAAAGGCAGCGAGTTAAGGGCAGCCGCAATATCACCCTTGTACTTGAGGATGATGTTGACGGCCTGGTCGCTGGCTTCCGGATAATACTGCTCTATCTGGACTCTGAGATTGGGGTCGATTTTCCGCTGAAACAGCACCGTCGCATCCGACGCGAACGGAACATCTGGTGACAGGATGGAGCGTTTGTAGGCGCGGGCCACGTCTACGGTGCCGCCCTTGGCTTCGTCCTGAATCGCAGCGCGCTCGCTGGCGGCGTCAAAGGCGGCTTTGTCCGCCGGACTCAGGTCAAATTCACTCGGTACTGCCTCGCGGGCCTGCTGTCGTTCATAGAGGAATTGGTCTGGGTCAATTCCCCGACGCCGCAGTTCGTCGCCGAGTTTGATGAGGTAGGCGGAGTCGTGACCCTGGCGGAGACTGGCGAATTTCTGGGCTTGCCGGAAATCCTTGAGCGTGCCCATGCCTTTCTGGCCCACCTGCTGACTGATGGCGTACACGCTCTCAAATCGCGTGTGCGTGTCTTCGTACCGGCGCAGCAGTTCGGCGTCCGTGTACTTCTGGACGTTCCGCTTGTACCCCACCGGGTCCGGACTCGGCTCCGGCAGGACCGCCCGTGGCGCCTCGGCGGCTGACGGCTGCTCGGGCTGCTGTGCCTCGGGTATCGTCTCCCGCCGCGCCACGTTGATCCGGTAGCGGTCGAACAGGTTCTGGCCGACGCGCTCCCCGAGCGTCCGAAAGAAGGCGGTCGGTACCGCAGCCTGGGCCTCCGCCTCAGCCGGGCTCGCCCCCGCATCCCGGAGTTGGGCTTCCATCCCAGTCTGGAAACTCTGGGCGGCTTTCTGCGCTGGCGTCAGGATCGCTTCATCGGCCACGGGACCGGCGGCGGACTCCATCGTCTTCGCCGCTTCCTCGGCCTCACGCTGGGACAGATCACCCTGTCGAATCCGGATCTCCGGCATCAGGCGGTCGCCGAGCGGCGTGCCCGCCACCTTGGCCGTGTACTGGGACAGCGGGATCACGAGGTCGCCGCCGCTCGCCACGGCTTCCCGGTACTGATCCGGACTCCCGAGGATCTGGGTAGCGGCTTCTTCGGCCGCGCCAGCAGGAGCCGTCTGGAACAGCGTCTGCCAGCGGCCGATGTCGACGAATACGTTCTCCGGGGCGTCGTGGGTGTTGACGGCGTGCTGCACGAGGTCCTGTACCGCTGACGGCAGGCGTTCGGCGGTCTTGCTCTCCTTCACCGTCTCGCCCAGCGCCTTGAACTGGTCGACCACGATGTTCGCATTGCGGACCGCCGCCGACTCCATTGCCAGCCGTGGGGTGGAGAGGATCGCACCGACGCCGAGACCACCCACGACGCCGGCGAGGCCGCCAGACTTCACTCGGCCTACGTCGGCACCAGCCGGTTGCGGTGCGAATGTACCGCCTGATGCTTCCTCCGCTCCCTCGCGCCCGAGGATCGTGACCAGTTCCTGTGCCGCGCCCAAGGCACCGTTGATCGTCCCCGAGTGCAGCCACGACTTCCCCGCCTCGAGCAGCGCCATCCGGAACGTCGGCTTGGTCAGCGCCATCTTGACCGCATCCTGTACACCGAGCGGACTGGCGTTCAGGAACTGCTCTGCGCCTGGCACGAGTTTCAGCAGGACGCGCTCACCCACGAGATTCAAGGCCGCGTTCACCGCCCCGACGCCGGCGGACGCGATGCTGGCAATCTGCGGGTCCAGCGGTCGGCCACTTTCGTCGGTGATCGCCGAGAATTCACGGAACGCCGAGCCCATCGACTGATCGAACGCGTACTTATAGGTGCCAGCCGCTCCACCGACCGCGATGCCGGTCTTCACGGCCGGCACCACGGCTTCCGGCTGTCCGGCCGCGACCGCTGCAGCGCCCGCCAACGCCCCGCCGACCATCCCTGGCACGGCACCAGCCCGCGCAAACCCGAGCAGCCCGCGGGCGAGGGCGGCCGTGGTCCGCACCCCGTAGGCGAGCGCACCTTGGCCCTGCGACTCGTTGGCGAAATAGCCCTCGGCCTGGTCGATCATGGCGAGCTGGCTGGCTTGCTCTGGCGTCAGCGGATTGTCCGCCCCACCAGCCGCCCGAGCGGCTTGGGCACGGAGCGCCACGGCTTCGTCGCCGAGATCACCCTGCACCGTGCCCTGGCGCCACGCTTGGGCGATCGACTGGATCTGCAGTTCCAGTTTCTGCAGTACCGTATGGTCGTCGCCGCTGACCATCGCGTGATCGGGGTTCTGGAGCCAGTCTGCCAGCGCCGGACTGGTGCGTCGGAACTGGTCGGCGTTGAAGTCGCGGCGGTCCGCCTCGCGCTGGACCTCCGGTATGTTGCGGCTGATGAAGTCGATCGGGAGTCCGGTGCGGTCCGCGAGCTTCAGCGCCTCGGCGTGGGCATCCGGCTTGACCGTATGGGCCAAGTCGACCGAGGTCGACAGTCGGCCGTTGCCGCTCTGGTCGTAGAAACTGACCGCCGCCGCCGCCGGATCCGCTGCCTTGGTGGTCGGTGTGTCGTAGAACTGCAGCGGATCATCGGGCGCTGGCGTGGGCTTCGGTCGCGGCGCACTGAAGGTGGGCCGCGGCTTAGGCAGCGTCGGGATCGGTGGCGTCGGTGGGAAGACCGGACCCTGCAGGGGATCGTCGGCCATTACGGGCCGTCCAGCCCCATCTGCTCCCACACGGTCCGGTCATGCCGGAGGGCGGCCAGCCACAGCCGCACCACGTCGACCCGACTGATCGCGTCGCCGTGGATGCTCCGGTAGCGGTTGGTGTACTGGGCCACCGCCTCGGGCGGCACGTTCACCTTCGCCAGTTCGGCCTCGGTCATGTCAGCCACATCGGCGTCGATCACGGAGGAGGCAGGTACGGGCACGGTCTTCGTGCCCAGCACGTCCCAGCCGAGGATCGGCTTCTGGACTCGGACCTGATTCAGTAGCAGTCCGTCGACCATTTTCTGTGTCTCGGTCGGGTCCGGGTTCTTGCCAGTCTTATCGTGGAACGCCTTGATCTGCTCGTTCATGGCCCGCTGCATCCCGGCGTACCGATGGATCTCCAGATCGGACCAGTTCTTCGTCAGGTCGCGGGGTACGATGCCCGCACCCTGCGCGGCCGTCAGGAGTTGGTCCTTGGCGTCGGTGACGCCGGCCACAGCTCCCTTGCCGCCTTCCCGCAGTTGAGCGATGTGCTGCACGGCGGCCTGGTAGTCGGGCTCGCTCAGATAGGGCAGCAAGTCCTTCAGCGGGTTCACCTGGGCCTGCACCTCTGGCGGCGCCAGCGTGAAATCAGTCCAGACGCGCTCGTCGGTCTTGATCGGCACACCCATCGACTGCTGTTCGATCTGGCGCGCACGCGCCTCCAATGACTCCCGGCTGCTGGTATCCAGTTTGAGCCAGTCGGCGCCCATCTGTGCCCGGAGATGGTTGATGTTCCCGTCGCCGTTCCGCTCCAGTTGCGTCGACCATCCCTCGTACAGATGGTTCTCCGCGATCCGGTGGGACGCCTCCTGTTCATTGAACCGCTGATCTACTTCCGTCTGCGCCCGCTGCCGCACCTCGGGGTCCTTGATCTCGCGGACCATCTTCTGCGCGTCACCCAGACTGGTCGCCGACGCCATGATACGATCGGTGGCCGCGAAGGCGTCGGCCAGCGTCCCGCTTTCGGCCACGGCCTTCTCCAGCCGGCCCAACTGTCCGCCTTCAATGGCGTCACGATTGGTCTCCAGATAGGTGCGGGCGAACGCGACGTTCTGATCCTGCAGGGCACGCTCGACCACGCCAACATGGACGTTCGACCGCCACGTTGCGACCTGGGCATCCACCGTCTCTGGGGTCAGGCCGGCCCGTTGGCCGTAACTCCGGACGACGGCCTCGCCCTTGGCGAAGTCCTGCGCCAGTCGACCCTGATCCTGGTAGTGGCTGACCGCCAGATTCGCGGTCGAGGCGGCGGCCGTGTCGGCATCCACGGACTGCGCCCGACGGACCTCGCTATTCGTGTAGTTGTCGAGCTGCGTGCTGATACTGCCACGCTGCTGCGAGGCCATCCGGCGCACAATCGTCTTCTGGCGCTCGTTCGCCATGCCGTTCACGATGGAGTCGGTTGCCTTGTCGAACGCACCGACTGCCTGATCATGGACCGGCAGGGCATCCCATCCCTGCTTCGAGCGGGCGGCCGTGACCACCTGATGTTCGGCGTCGTCCAGCATCGGGATCGTGGCGGTGATCCGCGCCGCGTCCATCTCTTCCTGCTGGCGTTCCGCCATCTGACTGAGGCCCGCCGCGCTGGCCTGCAGTCCGCGCCCGAGATCGGTGCCGAACGCTTCTGCGGGCGCACCCTGCGCCTGTGGAATCGGCACCCCTTGGGGTGCGACCGTTGGCGAGTCGTAGCGCGGGACGGAGGGCATTATCTCTTACTCAGGATGTCGCCGGCCTGCATCGAGCCGGTCAGGATCGTCGAGGCAGCGCCGAACAGACCCTGCGACATGGCGAACTTCGCCTGCTGGCGCGCGTAGCCCGCCTGGGTGCGGTATCCCCACGCCTCGCGGGCCGCGTTGTTCTGGATGGTGAGTGCATCCTGCGCACCGATCCCCGCCGTGCCGACCAGCACGTCCAGACTCGACCCACCGCTCAATTCGACACCGGACATTCCGGCCCGCTGCGCCCCGATCACCCTGGCAGTATCCGTCCGTTTCTGGTCAGCCGCGATCCGTCCCCGATTCAGGGCGTCCGTCGCCGCATAGTCGAGGTTGGCGGCGTTTGAGCGCGCCACGGCGGCGTTGTAACTGCCCTGGGCAATCTGACCGACGGCCCCTACCGTGGCACCGGTCAGGGCGGCTCCCGCCGCGAGAGCGGCCAATGGAATACACATCAGAGCCCCCTCGTAAAGCGGTGAAATGGCATCCCTTCAAGTCCCCACGGCTTCGGCGTGTACACCTTGAACCCGAGCCAGCGGAGCCAGCGGATCGTCTTCAGGTTGCGGGCGTCGACCCAGTTTTCCAGTCGGGGGTACAGTTGGTGCATGACCGTCAGCGCCGGCCGACTGGCGCGGATCGCGGCGATGGCGTAGGTCTCGAGGTCCACCGTCCCGATCATCCACGGACGGCCTAGTCCGGTGATCGCACTGACGGGCTCGACGCCGAGCATGGAGAGTATCCGGCCATCTGCGCGGGCGGTCCATGTCCGCGTGGAACTCGCCAGTCCCCGCATAATCGCCTCTTCGGCCCAGATATGCGCGGCTGCCCAACACTCCAGCCGGTCTTCGAGGCGGATACGGTCCCCCATCTCGAACACGTCTTCAGGACTCGAGGGCGAGAGATCGACGTGGAACGTCCGGGTATCCATCATGCGCCGCCCACCGTGGCTTCGGGCATGATCGACAGGACCGTGATCGGCAGCGGGTCCAGTTGCTGAATCACCAACCGTCCCGGCTTGTCCCAGGTGCTTTCGATGTTCTGTTCGATGGCCGCCGTGACTGGCGTGACCGCCACATCCCACGGTTCATACTGGCGCTGGCGGAACTCGGTGAGGTGGCTCGTGTCCTGGCCCAGCCATCCCCCGCGGGTGTCCTGCACGTAGACGGTCATCTTGTACAGGTTCTTCTCGCGAGTCCGTATCGTGGAGGGGCCGGCGGTGATGTCCAGCGTTTCCAGTGTCGACGTGTAGGCCAAGCCGATATGGACCACCGAGGCGGCGTTCGGCAGCGTCACGGCACCCCCACTCACCGTCAGGCCCCGGACGACATTGCCGTCAGCCAGTGCGACCACCGCGCGCCCCTCGAGATGATCCAGCCCCGCAAACGTGGTGACCGGTGCGCCGTCATAACTGAGGCCGCAATCGACGAAAAACGCATCGGCACTATCACTGCCCACGAACCGGGTGTGCAGCCGTTCAATGTAGCGGCGGTTCGCGTTCCCGTTGATGGTACGTTGCACGAGTAGATAGACCGCATCCTCCTCACCCTCACTGACCGAGGCCACATCCAGCACCGTACCGTCGGTGCTGTGCCGGTGCCAACCCCATACCTGTTGCTCCTTCATGTAGGTAAAGCCGAGCAGGAGCCCGTCATCGCGCACGGCCCAAACAACCGAGTGCGGCACCTTGGCGAAGGTCCACGCGACGATCGTGTGTCCCTCGAACAGATGGTTCGCCATGATGGAGAGGTCGGACCCGAGCAGACCGCCGGCGTCCAGGCTGTAGTTCAGGTCCTGAATGATCGACCCCTTGGCCTGAATATACAGGGCGGAGACACCGGCCTTCACCGGCCTGATGGTCGAGGCGCCGTCGAATCCCTGCACGCGAGGATTAATCGTACTCGGCGTCAGGACGCCATCCTGGTCCCCCGCGATCAACCAGGAGGCCGACGACGTGAGTGACACGAGAAACTGGAGCGACAGGAGCGCCCGGACGCGCTGTACTTCCTCGGCCGCGACCACGAAGTTCAGGGAGTCGTCGTCGATCGGCGGACTCGAGGCCCCGAAGTTGTGGAAGTCGCCCGTGCGACTGAGCCAGATCGTTTCCGGATGGTTGTCGGTCGCCGCGAACGCCAGCCGCTGCTGGTAATAGGTCACGACTGACGGGTAGTCGCCCGGTGCGCCGAAGGGATTCGCCCAATCCGGCGGCGTCGCCGTGAAATCCTGCGCGATGTTGTCGTCGATGAAGACGTTCGCCAACAGGACCTGCCACTGGACCGGCGAGATGTCCGGCTGATTCCCGAGGTTGCCACCGGTCTTGGAGAAGTAGTCCGACCCCGAATACGTCACGAGATCACCACGGACATAGGTGGTGCCGCCCGCGTAGACCGCAAACCCGGTCGCGGCCCCCTCGTCAACGCTGCCGATGAAACCGTAGACGCCGTTTCGCGCCCGATAAATGTTGTAGCTCACGGCATCCGTGACCGAAGGCCATGTCAGGACGGCCGGCTTTCCGGTCTCCACGATCGCCGTCACCGTGGCCGTAACCGCCAATCCCTCCTGCCCTGTCGGACCGATGGCGGTCACTTTGTAGCTGTGGATCTTGAGGTTTGGTGAGCCCGCCGTAATATCCGTCCCATACCCGAGCAAACTCGCCGGCGTACCGATGGTTGGGGTGAACAGGATCGTGGTGAACTGCCAGAAGCCGCCGACGATCCGACGCAGTTCGGCCGGAGGATGGTTCGGGTGGACCAGCGTCATGACATCGGCGGACTGCGTGTACTGCAGATCACGCACCTCATCCCCGGTGTACACCGTCGGCAGCTCGTAGGCGTCCTGGGCCACCCAATAGGTCGGCGACGTGTCCGGCTGGTGGCCGATGCCGGCCTGCAGTGCCATGTAGGACTGGGAACCCGCGATCGGGTAGACCACCCAGTCGCCGGCCGCATACGTGGTCCCGATCGCCCAGACGGGAAATAGGAACCCTTCAGTGACCTGCGTGACCTGGGCACCAGCGCGATAGAACCGGACGTAGAGGTGCCCGAACTCGAGGATGTAGGTTTGGTCGCTGGAGAACTCGAACGGAATCAGCCGAACGCCGGTCGTGGACCCTGCCGCTATCCCAGAATACTTGGCAGGTGCCATGAATTCTGTGCCAGGGCGGTTGGTGACGCCGCCCTGCCGGAGCACGATGAAGTTCTCGCAGAGTTTCAGGCTGGTGGAGTACCGGGCCAAGTCTACGCGACCGTACAGGCTCGGGCTCGCCTCACCGCCCGTGAACGACGGCTGGTTGAGCGTGGTCACTAGAGTCGGCCCTGAATGAACTCAGCGTCCGGTTCCATCCGGTCCTGCTGCTCCCGGTTATCCGCCATGATGGCCCGCGACAGCGCCAGTTCGTAGTGCGCGTGGACGCCATCCCGAATCACGGTTGAGACCGACATGACCATCGCCAGGTCCTCGGCCAGTTTCCACGCTAGGGCGTCGGCGAACCGCGTGGTGAACATCGCCGGATTGGTGATCGCCAGGGTGTAGGTCAGGACGGCGTTCGGGAAGTCACAGAGGATCACCCGACCGGACTCCGTGCCATCGGACTCGATGGCGAACGGTATCCGCTGCTTCGGATCGGTGATAATGACGCCCAGGTCGATCGAGCGGGCCATCAGGCAGTCGTTCGGATAGGCGTACTTGTAGGTCCACGGCGCGGTGGCCTGACCGGTGCCTGACAGCGCCAGCGTGGCCCGCTTGGTGGCGAACCCCCACGGGATGTCCTGCAGGGTGGCTTCCCGGCAGGGCACGAACCAGAGGTTGCACTGGTACGCTTCCTTGCTGGCATCCGTCAGCGCCTGAATCGTGTAGCTGATCCCAAGCCTCGCGAGGGCTCGGTTGCAGATGCTGACAGCCGTGGCGGGGACAGGCGCACTCATCAGGGCCTCCCGCGGCCATGCCGCGACCGCACCACGAACAGGATACGCTGGCGCCGCCGAGCACGGCCTGCGTTGGCCGGAAGGCCGATGCCGAGCGCCCCGTACTGAAACGCGCCGAGATCGGGCGGATTCGCCATCGTGTCGTTGATGCCCGTGACCCTGATGCCAGCAGCCCGCGCCGGACTCAGCGCCGTCAGCGACACGTCGGCATACGTTGCAGCCACGCCAGCAGAGGTCTGGCCGTAAGTGCCGGTACGATTGACTGCCGTATTGAGTAGCGGGTCGCTCTTGATGCTGTGGGCGTCCTGACTCGCGCCCGCGACATACAGGGCCAGGGTGTTGTAGGCCGTGCCGTTGTAGGAATAGCCGGACGCCTTCTCCGGGCCGATGTCGTTGTAGTCGCTGACCAGCGCGCCGCCGGCCGTGTCGCGGAGCCGGATATGGTTGTTAGTTGAACTGGCCGACCAGATAATGTTGTCCTCGATCGTGCCGGACAGCTTGTCGGCCGCCGCCGAACACACAATTCCCAGCGTGGCGTATCTGAAAAGAGTGTTCTGATAGAAACCAATGCCCGTCTTGCTGGAACTGCCGAAGAAGTTCATCACGGCGCCCGCGTTGTCGATGCTCACATTGTAGGTCCAGCGGCACCCGGCCCCCGGCCCACCCATGCCGAAACTCCCGACACTGGAGCTGGCGAGGCCGTTGATATGCACATTCCTGTCGATCGTGTAGTTGTCGAATCCCGTCAGGCCAGGGCCACCGAACGAGCACATGTAATTGGTGCCGTCACAGAAATTGTCATGCACATTCAGGCCACCCGTCAGGACGCTCTGCCCCTGTACGATCATCCCTTTGGCGCTGTTCGTGCCCACCTGAGCGAAGCCGTAGCAATGATGGACATGGCTTCCTCCTGAGCCGTTGACCGTCCCCGTGAACTGCATGTGGTCCGACCCGAACCCGTACAGGCTCAGGAAGGTGCAGTACGAGACGACGCCCAGCGGGTTGTCCACGTAGAACAGGCAGTCGGTATTGCCGTTCTCGAACAGGCAGTCCGTGACGGTGTACCCCGACAGATTGCCGCCCTGCAGGAACAACAGGCCCACGCTGTTCACGAAACCACCGTGTCCGAACCGACAACTCGTCCATGAGGAGATAGACGAGCAGTTCTGCATGATGACGGTGCCGTCGGTCCCACCGTGGAAGTGGATACCCGTGAAACTGTATCCTCCCTGTCCGATCGCTGCGGCCATCGCACTGTGCCGCTGGCCGTTGGCCTCGACCACTTTGCCGCTCATAGTCGAATCGCCACCCACGATGTCGAGGTACAACGTGGCGGTCGGTATGTCGTAGAAGAATTGGCCCGCCACGAGCGCCGCCACGCTTGCCGCCGGCGGATAATGCAAGCCATCGACATCCACACCGCTCACCGAGGGCAGCACGGTCGGATAGGGAATCGTCCAGATGGTACCTGACGTATTGGTCCACGTCCCGACCACCACATCCATGCAGGAAATCCGGGGTAGTACGGAGCCGGACCCGTAGTTTTGCCACGTCTGCGCCGTGGGAGGGTCCAACGCATATTCCCGCCAGGTCTCGCCCATTTTCCAGTTGACGGTATCGCTAGGGAAACTCTCTGACAACATCTCCGCCACGGTTTGCCACGGCAGCAGTGAGGAATTGCCGACGTTGGCGTCCGATCCGAGCGTGGCATCGACGTACCAGGGGCCGAAAGCGGGCGGTGGTCCTGCACCAGCCAGGTCCGTCTTCCAGACCACGCCACCTTGGAAGAATTTGCCGACGCGACCCGCCCATTCAAGGAGATTCATGTTACCGCGTCTTCCAGCGGTGCCAGAGACGACCGAGACGGCCCAGGTGGACAATCACGGCACCATGCGCCCGTAGCCGCAGTGCCCGCATATTGAGCGAGCGGAGGGCCACCACGGCGTCGTCGTGGATCTGATAGAACGCCTTCATCTTGGCCTCGAAATACTCATCAAGCCAGCGGAAGATTTCCTGCTTCCACGGAATCGACTGCACCATCTGCACCATGACGGTCCGTGTACCAACGTCACGCCGACGCTCGAAATCGGCCCGCTGGGTGACGTAGAGTTGGATCTTCATCTGGTTCCGAATCAGCTCGCGGAGGATCGGTGCCATGTCCGGCGTGATCGGAATGGCAGCCAGCGCCGGGGCAATCGGCTCCGGCATCTGTTTCCGCTTCAGCCATTGCTCGATTTCTTCAGCCGTCGCCCGGCGCGGCTCCTCAGTGACCACCATGAACTCCCCCATCTCGTCTGGGGTGAGTTTCCTGTCCGTCGGGAGCGGTGCGTACCGCTCCGGCACCGTGTAGGGCCGCATCAGGAGGCCGCGGTCGTGACGATGGTCAGGAACGTATCGTCGGCACCCGCCGCCGTGAACCGGAGTTGGACCGTATCGGCGTTCAGGTCCGTGGCATTGAGGCTGATCTTGTAGGACCCCGCCGACAGACTGCTCGCCGCATTGGCGCAGGCGGCGAACGCCGCACCATCGAGACTCCGGGTGGCGGTGACGGTGAGCCCCGCTGTCGGCACACCGGCCACGGTCATGACGAACGGGAAGTTCGCCAGCGCCACGTTCTTCTTGACCTGCGGCGCCGCCTTCAGAATCACCATCGGGTAGCCGGCGACGGTCGGCGCGGGAACAGCCGTCCCGATCCACTGCCGGACATCGACCTGCGGCGGCACGGCCGTCGAGCCCGGTGCCGATCCGAAGATCATGTAATAGATCGTCCCGGTCGGAGTCACATCGAAGGTGTCGGTCGTGTACGCGTCGCCCGACAGCAGGTTTTCCGTGATGAGGCGGCGCTGCCAGTAGCCCTGGTTCGAGCCGAACACCCAGAGCGTCGCACCGATCAGCGTGTGGTCGTCAAACGCAGCCGCCGACCGTCCCACGATGCCGGTCGCGGAGGCGGACTGTGCGGTGCCGCAGTCGATGATCCCGAGCGCCGCGAGTCCTGGGCCGGGCCGAATCGAGAAGTTCGTGGCACTGGTGAACGCCGTCGCCTGCACATCGGCGAGGACCGCCACCTTGCTCGTGCCATCGTAGTCGATGCAGAGCGAATACTGACCGACGCCGATGCCCTGCGGCGCACCGATAAAGCACCCCACATAGGTGCGATTGGTGGAGGACGCAGATGCGTCCAGCGTGATCGTGTTGGTTGATCCCGCCTGAGCCGTGCCGCTCCGCAGATCGCTCAGCGCGAGGCCGAAGGAAACGCCATTCTTGAACTGGGTCGTGGCAGCATCCCACGGTGACCGCCCACCGATCGAGCCGATGCCGACCACGGAGCCCACTGCCGACACGGAGTTGACCGTGCCCGTGGTCACCACCATCTGAATGTCGGTCTTGTTGGCGTACCCATTGCCAGTCGTCAGGACGGCCGCGATGTTGTGCATCCCCGTGCGGCCATCGAAGTCCACCGTGAGGGTGATCCCCGCCGTCAGTTCGGTGGTCCCGCTGCCGACGTAGATCGAGATGACCGGCGAGCCCGCAAGGGTCACCGGCACATCGCTCAGATTGAACGTCGAGAACTTGTGGTTGATCGTGTTCCCGATGATGCAGTCGCCCGTGTAACTGGCGTGGAGGGTCGTCATTCGGGCATCCCCCCGTTCGGCAACGGCTCAACGCCCATCGACCGGTCGGCGTGCCGGAAGGTCCAGGACTTCAGGATCTTGGCATCGGTCAGCTTCTTGACGTGGGCGTGCGCGTGCTCCAGCGTCGGCGCCTGGTGATGGTAGATCAGCCGCTGCGGCGTCGCGCCCTTGGGGTTGTCCTTGGCGTCGGCGGTGCTCTCGACTTCAACCGCCCAGACAGGATCAGGCATCATGCACTCCTTGTGAGGATCAATCCCAACCTGGATCAGCCGTACCGATATGGATATTGTCCAGCCGGAAGTGGCTGGCGCCGCTATTCGCGTTCAGCGTTCCGCCCACCGTGAGCCGGGAAGGGACACCGGCCTGGTCCTGCGTCGTATGGATCGTCCGCAGGGCATCGACACCGTTCTTGCCGAACGTGATCGTCGTCCCGAGTCCCGCACCGAGAAACTTGTAATGCAGCTTGAGCCGATTCCAGACCCCGACATAGGAGGCGACGGTGCCGAGTTCGCCCAGCGTGATGTTGCCCGCGCCCGCATCGGTGAACAACCAGTTCCAGATCCAGTTGTTGTTGATGACGTTCATCTCGCCAAACTGGTTGGGCGAGCCGCCATCATTCCGGAAGATGGTGAACTTCTGGGTGCCGGGGAACGTGTCGAGCGGCCGGGTCACCCAATAGAGGGCATAGGTGATCCACCATTCGTTCCGGCCGACGCCGGTTGAGTAGTCGAGCCGAACCCCCTGATCCGTGCTGGCGCTGGGCGCCGTGAGGTCGCAGCATTTGGTTCCGGCAAACGGCGACGTGGCGACAACCGAGACGCCAGTCCCGCTCACCACACTGACGACCGAGGACATCACGCCGAAGGTGCCATCCTCGAAGTCCACGTTGGCCAGGTTGCCCGATGCGCCACCCCCGCCACCGCCTCCACCACCCCCTGGAGAGTTCCAGCGGGTGCGCGTGAGCGGTGGGTGCAGGAGGATCAGCGACATCAGGGCCACCCCGGATCGGTGGTGCCGATCTTGATGTTGTCGAACTGGAAGTGGGAGGCGCCGGAGCCGGCGTTGAGCGTGCCGCCGAAGGTGATCGTGGTTGGTAGACTCGCGCAGCCACCACCAGCCTTCGTTTTCTGTACCCACACATTCTCTGCGCCATCGACGCCGACACTCACGGTCGCGGGGGCGGCACAGTGGAAGTGGACCTTGTAACGGTGCCACCCCGGCACGGCCGGATTGGGCATCCCCGAGGGATAGAACTGTGTCCCTTCGGTGAACAGCCACGACCAAATCCACGCCCCGTACTGCGACACGAACTCGCCCAAGAGCCCCTGACTTCCGCCGTTGCGAAAGATCAAGAGCTTTTGAGTTTGCACGCCGCCCTGCATCGGATTCTTGACGATGTTCAGCGCGAAGCTCGCCCACAGATCAGAGTAGGATGCGCCGGAGCCCACCCAATACCCCGACCCGCCGGCATCATTCGCCGAGGCGGCAATATTGACGTCGAAGCACTTGGAACCCGCGTAGCAGCCACTGCTGGCAATCAAGCCGTTGACCGGCTTCCCGCCGCCGCCATCCGTCAGCCCCTCGAACGTCCCCGACTCGAACGTCATGGTGGCGAGATTGCCACCGCCGGAGGGCGGCGTAACCGGAGGCGTGGTCGTATCCACCGGCACCCGGACGTAGACATTCGTATAGGTGACCCGCACCGGACCGAACGTGGTATCGGCGCGGCTCGAGACGAGCGAGTCTTTCGTCTGCGCCGCCGCGGGCACGGCGAGCAGCAGCGCCAGGAGAGCCGTCTTCATGCGTGGAACCGAAGGAACAACTGCAGCGCGAACCAACTCAGGCCCGCGCAGTAGAACGCTGCCTCAATCACTTCCCGCGCCTTCGGCACCGCAAACCAGAGGACGAGCAGCACCAGGAACAGCACGAGTGCCACGCCGATTTGGATGCTCACAGTAGTTTCCCCAGCCATCCCTTGCCCAGCACGTAGCCCGCGGCGAAGCCGACCACGAACAGCCAGTGCCCGTTCTCGGCCAGCCACGCCCGGACCTTCGACCAGATGTCAGCGAACGTCATCAGACCACTCCTCTCGGTACGCGCGGATCGGCCTCACTGATGAGGAGTTCCGCGCCCTGTTGCTGCGCCATCCCGTGCATGGTCAGCGGTCCGGTGTACTCCGGCCGCGGCGTGAGAGTCGCCATCGGGATCACTGGCGTTGGCGCTTCCGGCACGACGAGTTCATCCTGCCGGAGAATCGGGGCGTCATCTGCGGCCCGCTCGAAGTGCTTGACGAGCGGCAGATCGTCCGGCCACGCATAGATGTGGTCTGCCTCGAAGTACGCGACCCCGACGGTACAAGTCGTGAGACACCGCACGCGCATGGGACACTCCAAGGAGACACGCCGCCGAATCGACGGCGCGCTCCGGTTGGCCGGCAACTATGCCGGGTTGAGCTGCTTGTCGAGCACCAGGCCGGCCGTGATCTTGCCCAGCGTGGCCGAGGTGTTCACATCGTAGTACAGTCGGAGATAGCGGCTGCACTTGCTCGGGACGTTCGGCAGCGGGAACTGGAACCCGGCCACCATCTCGGCCAGGAGGAACAGCCGCGAGGTCCAGAGGATCACTTCGGTGCCGAACGCCACATCGGTGTCGGTCCGGAGGCTGATCTGCATGGACACGATGGTGGCGAAGTCCACGGTCACGCAGGCGAAGACCCGCAGGTTCGGGTCGAGTGCGTTGCCCACGTCCCGCAGGACACTGGTCCCGTTGAACGCGGTGACGATCGACGACGACTGGGTGTCGATCACATTCGTCGACCCCGCATCGGCCGTGATCACCTGAGAGTCGGAGAACAGGTTCTGCTTGTCGAGAATCATTGCGTCATCCTCATGGCGCCGCAGCGCCATAGTGAGAGTCGTCGGTCAGGATGCTACAGGACCTTGGCCTCGGCGTTGGTGATCGCGTCGCAGACCCGGATGGGGATGCCGCGGAACGCGGTCACCATCTGGCCGGCATACTCCATCGTGGAGAGCCAGACGTTCGTCTTGTTGGCCGCGATCAGGTCGAGCGCGGTGGACACGGTGCGGTTGCAGTAGATCACCGTGTTCCCGCCGGTCCCGAGCGTATACAGCTTGTGCATCGCCTTGATGAGCAGGTTGGGCAGGTTGGCGCCGCTGTAGCCGGACGCGCCCGCCGTCGCCAGATCCGACACGTCGATGTTCGCGATCCGGCTGACGTACCGCCAGTCCTTCACGACGAGACCGACATCCCACTTGTAGTGGTCCGTCAGGGCCTCGTACCGGTTGCCGGACGAGTCGATTTCCGTCCGCTGGCCGAGGTCTTCGTGCATGAGACCGGACCGGCCGCCCTTGGGGAAGATCAGGTGGCTGGTGCGGTCACTCCAGTTGATGAACCAGATGCTCGTGTTGTCGCCGCCGGCGCCGGCCGCATCGACGATCTGGCCGCCGTTCTGGGCGGTGGTGAGCGAGAACCGCGGCCCGAAGCCCATGAACTTCTCGGGGTTGGTGCCGGTGTTCCCGTAGAACAGGGTCGTCGCGAACGTGCGGTTCATGCCCTGCAGGAACGCGATCGACTCGCTGGCACGGAACTCGGCTGAATTCCCGTTCAGGTTCGCCAGCGCCTTGTCGAGCAGGGCGTAGGTCTCCAGCATACCGCAGGAGTCGGTCACCTTCATGGTGTTCGACTTCTCGGGCTGGACGCCGTAGTTCAGCAGGCGCCAGGTCCCGGCCGGCAGACCGGTCCGGATGACGGACGTATGGCCGGTGGGCAGATTGCCCTCGACCACGGCGGCATCGGTGATGATCGGATTTTCCTGCGAGAGCAGTTCCACGATGCGCGCCTGCGTGCCATCCGGGTTCACCTTCGTAACCCAGTCGGCGTAGGTGTAGGCGGTAGCGCCAAGAGTGGTCATGCGAAACTCCGCTGTGAGGCGACGCCATCGGCGCCGCAGTAGTCGTTACGCTGATTTCGTCGGGTACAGGACCTGTCCATCGGTCGGTCGGACGCCAGATCCGCCACCCGCACTGGGCGGCTTCACGAATCCATCTTCGCCGATCGCCTTGCCGACCTTCACCATCATGCGGACGAAATCCGGCTGGTTCCCGAGGCCCCAGGCTTCGATGAACGCCACCAGTTTCTCGTCCCCGAACTGCTTGAGCGCCTTCTGCGCCACGTCGAGCGTCGTCGCCATCTGGGCGCCCCCGAGTGTGGGGTCAGCCTTCAGTTCCTCGCCCCAGCGAGCGGTCGTCGCCTTCCAGGCGGCGTCCTGACTCGCGGCGTACTGCTTCAGCGCCTCGGCGTGCAGTCCGATCAGTTTGTCCGCAGCGGCCTGCGTCAGTCCCAGTTCCTTGCCGATCGGCGTGAACTGGTCCAGCAGCGGCTTGTTCAGGTCCTTGAACCCTTCGGGCAGGGTCACCGTATACGACTCGGGCACCGCGTCCGCCGGCTTCCCGTCCGCGCCCTTTTTGCCGTCCGCCGGCGGTGTCGCGGGCGGCGTGGCAGGAGGGGTCGCGGGTGGGGTCGCGGGAGGCGTGGCTTCGCCCGGCACTACCGGGGGAACGGCAGGGGGAATGGCCGGCGGTGGTGCGACCGGCGGATCAGCGACAGCAGGAGCGTCAGGCATCCTCAGTTCCCTTTTCTGGCCGCGGTTCGGCCGGTTTCTTCTGGTGTTCCTGAATCATCGTCACGTACGCCGTCGGGTCCACTTCGTTAATCGTCGCCAGGATCTGCAGGCCGACGTTGCGCTGTCCCTCGCGGAACGCGGCCCACGCCTGGTTCTCGTGGAACGTCGAGCCGTACATCCCCGCGTCCTCGAGCAGCGACCAGAGCACATGGCGTCCGGCCCGACTGCCCAGCACTGCCGCGAAATCCGCTGCGAGCTGTTCCGCTTCCAGTGACTGCGCCTGCCGGATCGCGCGGATCTGTCCTTCGTTCGATGCGCTGTCTCGAGCCACTTATGCCGCTCGCCCCGCCGGGACGCCCGGCGTCACCGGCACGCCAGGGGTGCCGGGTGCGCCGGCAGGACCGACCACGCCGGGCACGCCACCACTCAGCGCCCGCGTGAGCGCCGTGTCGCCACCCATGCTGGTCTCGCTGGCGTCCTTGGCGGCCTTCGCCATCGGCCCCGCCTGGGCCGCGGCCGCCTGCAGCTTCTGCTGCTGCGCCCGCTGCGCCCGTATCGCGGCCACTTCGTCGTCGCTCCGCACCACTTTCGGCGGGGTGCCGAGCATGTCGCTGTACGCGTCGATCGCTTCGTCCATGTCCAGCCGGTCCATCGCTTCGGGGTTCGCGGCGGCCAGCGAGACGACATACTGCGACAGCCGTTCGATCCCGGCCGTGCCCACGAGACGCTGTGCTTGGGCCAGGATGCTGATGTACTCGATTTTCAGGTCGGCGCCCTGCAGTTCCTGCGGCGGGTCCGGCAGCATCCCGCGGCGGAGCAGGATGCCAAACGTCCGGTCGATAATCGGTGACAGCAGTTCGTTCGTCAGCCGCTCGAGCACGGGTCCCAGCATCAGCAACTTCTCCTCGTGCCTCTCGTCGACCTCGCGGGCCGAGATCGGCTGGACGCCGGCGCCGCCTTCGGTCAGCATGAGGAACAGGTCGGAATAGAACGCCCGCTTGATCCGGTCCTGGTGCTCGCTCTGCTTCCGGGCGATCAGTTCCACGGCCCGCGCGTCCGGCGCATATGCGGGCTCGAACTTCTGGCCGCCGCTCGCCACGTCGACGTAGTTCACGTCGCCCGGCAGGAGACTCGCCCGCTGGGCGCGCAGGGCCGCCGGCGCGTTCATCGGCGGGTTCGCCAATTTCTCGATCACCATTGCGGCCCGCTTCTCGTACAACTGCAGCGCCTTGATGTCGCCCAAGGCGTCCATGCCGGGGCTCGAGCCGTAGACATCCTCGCCGGTCACCGACCACCGCGGCCCCATGAACACGAGGTCCTGGTAGCCGGACTCCCGGAGATACCCGCCGTTCGCGCCGTCACTCGGGCCGTCCATCTCGTAGTACACGGACCGGTACGCCATGCCGCGGTAGTCGGCCCGCCCGAGGATCTGGCTGTCGTTCGGCTCGATCACATGCATGACGTTAATCCACGTCTCCAACTGCGCCCCGCCCGCCTGGTACGCGTTCCGCACCCGGTCCGAGATGTAGGTCCAGTCGATCGGTTCGTTCGGCGCCCGCTTCCCACCGTCGTCGCCACCGAACTCGGTCACGATCTGGCGGACGGTCATCTGGATTTCGCGGAAAATCGTGTCGACCCGGCCGGTCGCATCCGTCGCCAGGTAGTACGTCCCGATCGCCAGCGGGTAGCCGCGGATCACGGACTTCTGATCCTCGAGCAGTACCATCGCGGCGGTGCCGAACACGCCGACATCCCCGTAAATCGTGGGCAGGCAGTTATACAGATTCGACCGATCGAACACCTGCCGAATTCGCAGCTCCACCTCGTACAGCCAGTCCTTCACGCCGCCGTGTTCCGCCAGGTCCTGATCCGGCACCGTGAACCGGAACCACGGGCGCGCGGGGCTGGTCATCCCGGTCATCATGCCCGACTGCAGGGTCCGCACGGCGAACGTCGCGGTCGAGTCGATGATGTTCCCGTTCTTCTTGCCGCCGCGGTTAATATCCGTGCTCAACCACCGCTGGCGCCGGGGCAAAATAAAATCTCCCAGGTCAACCCAGTGCGAGCGCCACGTCTCGCGCTCCACCTTGAGCGCCGCGTGGCGGGCCATGCACCGTTTCTTGGGGGATTCCGAGGGTGCCCCGGAGGTCGGGGCCTTCAACTGCGGGGCCTGGTAGGCGGCGGTCACGTCACATTCCCAGCAACTGCTTGCCCGCGGGTGCCGTCTGCCCCGGCACGCCAGCCGGTCCCGTCAGGATCGTCGAGGCCCGACCCGCCGCAGAGGAGAGACGCCGGAGTGCCGCGGCCCGTGCGGCGCGGACTCCGGCGTCTTGGGGCGTCGGGGGAGGAGCGGGGACCTGAATCTGCGGGGGACCGGCTATGCACATGCACTGCAGTCCATCAGGCATAACCCCTGTGGTGGTTACGCCATACTAATCCACATCTCCACATTTTGTCAACACTTAGCCGTGACGATAGCCCGACTCCCTCGTCCGCCGACCGCCCGTCGTCCGGTCGCGGTGCCTCACTGCAGCCGCCGCTCGCTCGGTTCCTCGAACGGGTCGTACTCCCAGATTGCACTCCGCGCGCCGGTCATCCCCTCCTGCTCCTGGGTCCGCAGTCCTTCCGCCGCCACCGGCGCGTAGAACGTCAGCGCCAGCGCATCGCCATGATCGGGGCTCTCCATCCCGTCGGCGATCATCATGTCCTTCGGTGTCAGCAGGATCTTCGGGCTGTCCTTCCCGGCGTACCCGTACGTCTGCTGCGCCAGGTCTTCCTTCAGCCGCGGGTGATCGTCGATCGCGCCGCCCGTCTTCAGCCAATCCCGCATCTGGCACCACATATAACTCCGGCGATTCGCGCAGTCCGGGTCCGGGCTCGCTTCCCCGAAGTTTACCGGCGTCGGCGTGTACCCCATGCTCACCAGAAAATCGAACGGGCTCGCCCCCGTCCCGCCGGTAATATCCACGAATATCGCCGCCACCGCGTCGCCCAGCTTCTGATGCTCCCGCACGATCCTCGCCACATGCCCCGCCACCGTCGGCCCGTCCGCCCCCATCAACTCCACCACCGGCCAGGTCCGTGCGTCCCGCCCCTTCCGCCGCCGGATCACTGTCTTGTTCCCGCCGAACCGTGCCACGTCCACACCCACCACGAGCGGGTCCAAGCGATTACACGTCGCTTCCCTGGTCGCCGCCGCGTCGACATCCAACCGCGAGATCAACTGGTGCGCGCCCTGCGCCGGGAACACGCCCCGCACCCTGATCTTGAAAAAGTCGTGATCCTCCCCGTACCGCTCCAACCACTCCTGCACCTGCCGCGGGTTATGCGTCCGCACCGTCCGGCTATCCACACTCACCGCGTTCCACAACTTCCGGTACCGATGATGGCACTCGTAGAACGGCCCGCTCGGATTGTTCGGGTTCCCGAACACCCACCAGATGATCTCCGTCTGCGGGTCCGTCAGCGCCCCCTCCTGGGCATCAAATATCGCCTGCGGGATCCCCGCCGCCTCGTCGAACACCACCCACACCCGCTTCCGCGCATTGTGCAACCCCTGAAAACTCGCCGGCCGGTGCTCACTCCAGCTCACCCGATCCAACCGCCAGTTCTTCTCATACCTGGGGTCCACACTCGCGATCTTCGTGTCCGTCATCTCGAACCAGTGCCGCGTAATGCACAACTGAAACCACTTCGCCAACTCCGGCCACGTCTTCGTCCGCAACTGCGTGTCCGTGTTCGCCGTGATAATCCCCCGGCTCTGCTCCATCGTCGACAACGCCCACAGGCTCCCCTGCGCCGCCGTCGCACTCTTCGTGATCCCGTGCCCGCTCGCCACTGCCTTCCGGAACGGCACCGACTGCACCCCGGCCCCACCGCGACTCCCCTGCTGCCCCCGCAGATGATCCCCCAACTCCCCCAACAACTGCACTGCCCACGCCTCCGGCCCCTCAATCTCCGCCAGGTCCGTCCCCGCCACCCCCCACGGGAACGCATACCGCACCCACCCCAACGGGTCCGTCGCGAACCGGCCCATGTCCGCCGCTAACTCCCTAGTCGCAGCACTGCGGCTCATCGCACACACTCCCCGGAAAACGCTGGGAAAAATTCCCAGAAAAATTCCCGAAATGTCGAAGGACCACCCCGCGCCCGCTCGACGAACGAAACCCCGAAGTCGGGTGGGGGGTGGGGGCCTTCGATCGGCCTCGAATCAACCATCGGCGTCGGGCGTGGCGTCGTCAGGGAGGGAGGGTGCAGCGGGTGTGATGTCCACGGCGGTGAGTGCCGGCGCCGGGCTCGCGGTGCGCTCAACCCGTGCGCGCTCGCGCGCGTCGCGGACCAGTGCGGCCAGGTCCTCAACGATCTCCTCCGCCTTGCTCTTGGGTTCCATGCCGCGGAACCGGGCGAGGAGCGCGTAGGCCGGCGTCCGGGGCGCGAACTTGAGGCGGGTGATGGTGCCGACGCCGCCGGCGTTCGTCTCCACCGTCAGGGACGCCAGCGCGCGGCGGAGCGATGGCGGCCAAGTATGCATCGGCAGGACGGAGCCATCGGGACCGATCGCTGCGGCCGGGTCGTAGTCCGCCAGGTCGGACAGCCCGTCCAGGATCTCGGCGGGGTTGAGGCCGTAGCCATCGGGGCCGGCATCGGGAATCGGGATGCCGAGGCGCCCAGCTCGGCGCGCCAGGTCCGGCGTGAAGTGGCCGGCGGCGAGCAGTGCGGCGGTATCGGTCGCGGCGTCGACCAGCATTTGACCGCGGCCAGCGGGGATGGGGTCGGGCTCGGTGGGGGCGGGCAGGCGTGGTGCTGTCATGCGTACCGTTGGATGACCCAGCACGGCACCGCCGGGTCGTCCGGGTGCGGCGTGCGCTTGTCCGGCATCCGGAACCGATCAGGGATGCCGCGTTCGAGGCCGATCCGGTTCTGGCGATAGACGGCATGGAGCACCGACTCGTATTCGACATCGGAATCGCAGCGGAGGTAGTAACTCTGCCCGACCTCGAGGGTGTGCCAGGGATACTTGCACGGCGCGCCGCGGCGCCGGCCCTTCTTCCGGCTCGACTTCGCGCCCTGGTGCCGGGAGCGGGGCGCAACCACTGGGGGAGGTGTGATGGTGTCCATGACGGATAGATACAATTACGAGGCTGGGAGCGCAACAGCGGGCCTTGCGGGTCAGGGCGCCAAGCTGGGGCCACTGTGTGTTCCTTTTCTGGTCGACAGGGGGTGAAAACGCGGTGGGGGCCTCAGGGCAAAATGCTCCATTCTCAGGACCAATATAGGACGGTATGTTATTCGTGCACCTTGCACCCCCTACCCCATAGCGGTAATATATACATATCTATACTACTCTACAGAATAGATTAGAATGGCATGTAAGTGTATGATTTACTTAGGACACAAATAGGTCCGGGTGGTGGAAACTGACGATTGAAAGGGGTGCTTGAGATTATGCGCGCAGAGCTGAATCGGCACGGCCAGGACCAGCGCGAGAGCCGCGAATTACTGCGTGCATCGGTGGCGCACGTACTGGCGTTGGGGGGTTCGGAGGGGGAATTCATGAAGATTTGGTTTCGTGACAGAAGCGTGGCTTGGCTGTACAGATGGATGACAGGGGTGTCGATCGTGCCGTGGTGGGTGCGGGTGTATCTGGAGGAGGGGCCGCCGGGGATGTGCGCGCCGCTGGGGTGGCGGGGG